TTCAAATGCTATGTAGTCAGCTTCACCATACAGCCATCCTTTCCTACCAAGTACATTTTTAAATTCAATCCAGGTCCATTCATCATTAACCTTGGCATCATCTCTGTTTGTTTTCTTTCTAGCCTTAACATCTACACTGTATTTAAAGTGATCTTGTTCTAGAAAGAAATCTATATGTTTAAACCTGTCTTCTGATAGACTTGCTTTTCGTACTATAAAGTTTTCTTTCTTAGCTGTCTCTTCAAAAAGATTTTCAGTCTTTAATCCTAGCTCCATATTTTCTTTATGTACTAATGCGTTTCTAGCCATGTGGTTCCTACTTTGTGTTCACTATCCAGAGGACAGTTTAGGTTTAAGGTTTTAGTAGTCTTAATCATAGAGTACTTAGTTATCTCTGTAAATCTTTTCACATCTTGATTTGATACTTCAAATTGATATTCATCATGAATACTTCCTACTAGTTTAACATCAAGACCTGATGCATATACTTCAGCCATCATATGGACAAGCCATTGTTTACATACAACTGCTCCTGCTCCTTGTATCAGGGTGTTCAAAGCAGAGAAAGAGTTTCGTATGTGCAACAACCTACCATCAAGTCCTTTGATTACACCACTCTCAGCAGCTTCAATGACTTGGTTACGCAAGTTTTTAAAGCGTGGCATGTTGTTAAGGAATCTATTTATAAGAACTTGTCCTTCTTTAGAAGACCCACCAACTATACTACCTATCTTAGCTGGACCTGCACCATAACATAATGCATAAATAAATGTCTTTGCTTGCGACCTATCATTTAATCCAGCCATCTTCATGTTAGCTGTATGTACATCACCATTAAGAACTTCTTCAATGAATGCTTTATCTTTCATGTAAGAAGCCAAGACACGTAGCTCCAAGCCTGAAGCATCTGTGCCTACTAACTTATGAGTGTGAGGATTACTAACGGTCCAAAGCTCACGACACTCAGTACCATAGGGAGAGTAAGAGGCTGGCACTTGAGCCATATTAGGACTATTGTGTGCCATTCTTCCTGTGATTGTTTTGAGTGTCATTACTTTTCCATGAACTCTGCCTTCATCCCCACACTTTTCTATCCAAGATCGAATCTGGGCTATACGCTTTTGCAAGAGCAAATAACGACTGAACATTCTAGCCTCGTCCATGTCAATCTTGGAGAGAACATCGTCGTTGACTATAATATTTCCCTTCTCTGTATATGTCTCAGGCTTCCATCCTTTCTGTTGTAGAGCAGCAGCTATTTGCTGACGAGAACCTATATTAAAAGGAATATATTTTGTCTTGGTCTTTAGCTCCACCTTGGTAGGTGGAACCATCTCTTGTGCTGTATCACTTAACTCATTAGCCTCATCCTCTAGACAACCCAAGAGTGCTTGTCCTTTACGAAGGTTGAAAGCAAAACCATTGCGTTCTTGTTGGTCAATGATAGCACGTACTTTATACTCAAGATGTTTAGATTTAGAAGAAAAACTTTTACCTTCATCTTCTAAAACTTTATATAATCGTGAGGTAATATTAACATCTTGTTTGCAATACTCTAACATCTCTGGAGAGTAGTACTTAAAACTATCTACATCCCCTTTAGGCATTTTTAGTTTATCACCCCATGCTTTAAGAGAATGTCCTTCAGAACGAATAGGATTATAAAGTTGGGACATGATCAGAGTATCTTCTATCTGATTGAGTTGTATATTCATACCTAGTAATTTGTTTAACCAATACCCATCAAAGTTAATACCATTGTGCATGATCAGCTTATCATATTTAGTTGACCAAGATACAAAGTCTTTGCATTTATCTTCTTCCCAGGTAAAAGTTTCTTGTGTGTCTATATCTTTAGCTACTATACAGTGTAACTTAGTAGCATCTAAACCATTTGTTTCGATATCTACCACACACTTCGACATTAGAAAGGCACCTCCTCATCTGTTGTAGTCTCTACATCAAAAGGATTATCTATCTGACTCATCCTTCCTGTCTCTTTGTCATAGTAAAGGTAAGAAGCAATACCAACGTCACCTGTGTATCTGTTCTTCAAGATACGAAGGACAGTAGTGTTAGCCTCTACCTCATCAGTTGCTTGCTGGTTTCTTTCCAAGCCAATACAACTATCACTAAGATGTGCAATACTAGCACTTCCTCTGAGGTGTGACAAGGTAATTTCTTTACCATTCTCATGCCCAGTATCACCTGATGGTCTACGCAAGTGAGATACCAAGAGCAATCCACACCCTGTTTCTTCCACAAGACTACGAAGCTTAGTCATTAGAATATCTATTGACTTACGTTCATCACCAAATTGTTCTTGACCTGATACCAAGATAGACAAGTGATCAAGAATAATCCAACGACACTCAAGAGCCTTTGCCATGAACCTGACTCGATTAAGTATCTCATCATTACCTATCGAACCAAAGTGATCAAAGGCAAAGAACCTGCCTGTACCTAGTGTATCTTTCTGAAACTTGAGTAGGTCTTTCTTATCAAACTGATCTCGTACTTCCTTGATGTACAGCCTAGCATTAGCCTCTACTGCCATGATGTTAAAGGCTGTAGACCTGATGCTTTCTTCCATAGCCAAGACACCAATGTTATCCTTGGTGCTTTTCAAGAGATGGTGCATCAACTCTCTGATGATACTAGACTTACCCATGCCAGCACCACTGGTGAAGGTTACAAGCTCTCCTGTCCTCATGCCATAGGTCTTATCGTTCAGACCAGACCAAGGATAGAGACACGTTTCAAAGTGTGCTTCATCATACAAAGAATCTTGTAAAGAATCTAGATTGATAATACCTGCTGGTGTAAATGGTTTAGCATTCCACCATTCTTCTGTAAACTTCTGACGCTTGTTCATCTTGAGATATTCATTGGCATCTTTGTATTCAAGATGAATGATACGACACTTATTAGGCTCAAAGAGTTGAGCTACTTTCTCTGCTGCTTCCTTTCCAGGTTTATCAGAGTCGAAGCAGAGAACAACATTCTCAAAGCTGTTGAGATATTCAAACGCACTCTTGCAATCACGCAGAGCAGCTTGCGCCCCTGATTTGATAGATACTGTGGGCCACTTCGATCCAAGCAATTCATAAGCAGACATAGCATCTAGCTCACCTTCACACACAGTTACATACTTTCCTCTGGGCGTAAAGATATCTTGACCAAAGAGACCTGCACTTTGAATGTTACCCTCAGACCAATACTTTTTACCTTCTACTTGCTTGACCTTGTTGCCTACATATTCTCCTTTTGAATCATAATACTGATAGATGTGATGAGTAATTGTATTACCGTTAGTCTTTACAAAGGTATTAAACTTCTTACACGTAGCTTTACTGATCTTACGATCATCAATTCCCTTTAGTTCTCCTACTGTGAAACCTTCTTTCTTATTCTGCATAGGTACAACCACTTGATCAGTTCCTTCTTTAAAGTGTGTATCACAAGAAAAGCAATGAGAGTATCCTTCTGAGTGGCTAACATTAGCATCGCTAGACCCACACTCAGGACACGCCCCTCGTTCTAACCATTTACCAGACATATTTAATTCCTAATAATAGACTTACCAAAATAATTTGTAAGTACTGTTCTAGTATGAGACTTTTGAGGTGCAGTAACATATGGATATATCCACACAACTTTACCATCTTCTTTAGCACAAAGAATACCTCCTTTCTTTTTGTTAAATTTAAAATAAACATCATAATTTAATGCTTGTATTAAAATAACTTTATTTATTATATCTTCAATCAAAGTCTTGCAAAGCCTGTTCATATAAGGTTTCAGCGAACTCAATCTTGTCGCTCATGATTTCTTTTGTTTCTTGTCTGGCTAATTTCTTAGCTTCTTTACTATCATATCCTTCTTGTTTGTATTGTCTCGTCAGAGATCGAAAGACCTGGCGCTCTTCCTTATCCCATAGATTTTTAGTCATCTTCTTGATCCTCATTGTCATTGTTAGGTAAGTTAGGAAAGTAATCTTTAACAAACTGAATTATCTCTGCTTGTTTGTGTGGATCATATCCATTCTCAGCCATGAATGAGAACAAAATATAGACGCAATCCTGCCACTCTTCTTCAGAAACCTCACAATAGATTACCTGATTTCTTTCTTCTATCGTAGCCTTGATAGAAACAAAGTCAAATACTTTACAAAAACTATCTTCAGTCATTTTAAATCTAACTCTGGTTGATTTTTATCTGGTTCTTCTTTGTCTTCACTCCAACGATTATCAGTAAGATGTTTTATTCTTTGATGAGATTTCTGCAATTGTTCTTGTAACTCTCTAACATTTCTTTGTAATATATTATTTTCTCTTAATAGATCATCTGTATAACCCATGTTAGGTACTCCAGTATATAGTAAGTCTTTAATTCTACCCATAATAACCTCTCTTTCAACGAATAGTATCATAGATTTTTAGGTTAGTCAACATAAAAAATATGTTTTCCTATTTGTTGTAGCCTTTCCATCTCGTTAGCCCAGAAGGGAGACACGTAACTAGCATGATAATGCGTGGCTCCCAAGGTAGACATGAGAGTAACACCATCTAAAGCTAAAGAAGATACATGATAAGCTATGTCTAAAGCTTCTTTCTCAACAGATGCCCATTCTTTTTTACCATCACAGTAATAACTGAACGCACATTTATGTCTTATTATATTTCCTTTCCAATGTTTACCAGCATGTACAACTTTACATATTGTATCAGGAAACTTTGAACGATTAGCACGTTCAATTATTACATTGGCTACGGCTAACTGACCTGTAAAAGATTCAGATCGAGCTTCATGATAGACTGCCTCTACTAAACAGTCTAGTTGTTTATCTTCTTTAGCATAAACTATAGAAGAAAATAAAATCATACTTAATATTATAATGAATTTTATGCACGCCATGCTCCTATCTCCAGTCCTATTCTTTCTTTTTGTAAGGATTGTAAGTCATTGATTATGTTGTTTAAATCAGAAACACTTTTCTTTCTCATGTCTTCAATAAAATTTTTCTTTCCTTTTACATCACAGTTTTCATTTACTATACTTAATGTATTAGATACATCTTGTAAGGAGTGTATTAAATTAGTAAGGTTCATACTAACCTCCTATATAAGATCAATTAAGTATTGAATTAACATAGCCAATAAATCTACCATAAGAATCTCCTTAGTGTAGTCGCCACACATGGATATCATTTTCTTCCTGGTCTTCAGGATCAAGATTCCATAGTAACTCTAATAACTCACATGCATCTTCCCTTGAAGAAAATACTTCTAGTTTATTTCCCATTGCATTGGGAAGAGCATGTAAGTTTTCTAGTGTAGGTTCACCTTCAATCTGTACTATGATAAACATCTTTAGACCTACACTTTCTTTTACTATCTTCTTTCTTTTTATCAGGTACTACTTGATGCTTCCTCCTTTGTTCCCAATAAGGATCACGAAAACTAATATGCTCTACCTTCCTGCGCCTATTAGTTAAATACTTTAAGGGAATCGAGGTACTGATTGTATTCATGTTCCCACTCCTCTAGTTCATTGTTTAGTATTCTATTACAATCTCTTACTGATACTTCTGTAATAGATGTAGCGTCACTATGTCGCAGGATAATGCTATCCAAAGGTTCTCCACATACAGTATCCTGCGATAAGTTTATCTGTATGTGATCATGAAACTTAAACATATTACTCTCCTATGATTTATATATTATATCATACTTACTAAA